GATACAGGCATAAGTTCCGATGCTGCATTTAGTTTCATAGTACAACTACCAAGTGGTATCATACCATTTACAAGTGAGAAATCTTTTTGAACTAACTCATTAATATATCTCATCATATTAGTTTCACTTTGATACTTAGTAAATACATCTTGTTGTAACCAAGGTTTCTTTCTCATCGGTGTAGAAAGCCATTCATACTTTTTACTAATATCAGTAATCTTAAAAGGAATATCATCATATTGTGAATGAACAATTAATAATATTTCTTCTAAAGTTGTAAGTTCATCTAATGATAAAATAGTCCAACCATCTTCATACCTGACATTAAAATCTTGTATAGTTTTTTTACCTTTAAATCTTACAGTATCAAACCCTTCTGATTCATCAACCTCTAGACCACACCATTTCAATGCTAATAATAACGTTTGTCTATATCTTAATACTCTGGTTGCTATTTTTTTCAGACCTTCCGCACCGTGGTAAGCAGCATAAAAACCTGCCATATTGGCGAGGAGTGCTTGAGCAGTGCATATATTGGACGTTGCTTTGTCTCGTCTTATGTGTTGTTCCCTTGTTTGCAATGCTAGCCGTAGTGCTTTATTACCTTGACTATCTACCGACTGCCCTACAATACGTCCAGGAATCTTACGTTTATATTTCTCACTTATTGCAAAGAATGCTGCATGAGGTCCTCCAAAACCCATAGGTATTCCGAATCTCTGCATACTACCAACTGCAATATCAAAACCCATCTCTCCTACAGGTTTCATTAATACCTGACATAGTGGATCTACAACTGCAATCTTCATGCATTTATAAGCTTCAGCACATCTCAAAAATCCATCATGATATTTTAATTGTCCATAATTATTTGGATACTGAATTATAAGACCAAATGCATTTTCTAATGATTCCAAATCGACAAGTTCATCCAAATCTACTTTAACTATGTTGATACCTAATGGTTCTGCTCTTGTAAGTAATACCTCTAATGTTTGTGGAAATATTTTATCGTCAACTATAAAATCTTTTTTCTTACTTTGACTATGTGCAAGTAACATCGCCTCTGCAGCTGCAGTTCCCTCATCTAATAAAGATGCATTTGCAACTGGTAATCCAGTTAGTTCTGTAATCAGTGTTTGATAGTTAAATAATGCCTCCAATCTTCCCTGAGATATCTCTGCCTGATATGGTGTATATGATGTATACCAAGCAGGATTCTCAAATACATTACGTAGTATTACTGATGGTGTAATTGTTCCATAATATCCTTGTCCTATTAAACTTCTTCTAACGATATTATGTTCTGCAATTTCTTTTAATTCTTCAAGTGCCTGTTGTTCACTACAGGGTTCTGGTAAATTATCATCACCACGGAGTAAGATCGAAGTCGGCACTATCTCTCTTACTAATTCTTCTAACGAAGAAAGACCCAAATCTTTTAACATTTGAGCCTGTTCTGTTTCGGTAATACCGATATGTCTTTGAATGAATTCTGTCATGTAGTTAGTAATTCTTCTATTGGTGTTACTGGATTTATGTTATAGTTAGTTATTAATAATTCTTGTTTAACATTATCATCAGTTCCTTTCTCTCCCCTATGTGCCATTGAATATCTGAGATTCCAAAAATTTAATTCATATTCTGCATACATCTGCATCAAACGATGATTTACATTGTAGGTAATCATAAAATTATGTTTGCATTTATAAACATTCTCTGCAAATAAATTATGGTCGAATGACTTATGCATTTCACGATTTTTACCATATAAAAAATCTTTAATATCATATGGAGGATCAAGAAATACAAATGTACTATCAGAACCATCTGCATTCATAACTTCTGAATAATCAATATTTGTAATCTTCCAATGTTGAATTAACTTTGAATACTGTTCTAATTTATCTGCACCAACTAATGAAAAATTAGCATTAGATGCTGTTGGTGAAAATGTACTATTCTCTGTCAATCCAGAGTAACTACATTTATTCATTATAAAAAATGCAACTGCTTTTTCAAAGTCATCATAAGTATCAATCTCTTCTTTGTACTTATTGAATAATTCTTTTGCACTTGCAGTTACTTTTTCTTTGTCACCTTCATCAAGAGTATTCTGTTTTTCTTCACGAACTCTCTCTGATAATTCTTCACCACGATCTCTTAACTGCACCCAAAAATTATATAAAGGAACATACAAATCGTTTATCCAAACTGGTATGTCTGGATTTGATTTTGTAACATCAATCGCAATCGAACCACCACCAATAAATGGTTCACGATATTCTGTGATAATTTTAGGATACCATTGTGATAAAGTCTTGATTGCTTTTGATTTACCGCCAGGATATCTAAGTGGAGTTTTAAGAGATTTAATTGACATTAACATTACTTTCAGTTGTTTTCCAAATGATATAATCATCGGGATTAACATTAGTTAAATCTAATGGTACAACTCCATTTGGATATCTACGTCTTTCTATTAGTTCCATTTCAAATTTGATTGCCATTATTTCTGTAAGATCTTCAACCTTTTCAGACATCTTACGATATCCATTACCAACGTAAATTTGACCTGCCATAACTGCAATAGTTGCAGCACCCCAAAAGATGTAATACCTACTTGATTTCACTTGATGTTTTAGTTTTGTAAAAGATTTAGTCATAATTAAATAATTAATTTTTTAGTAGGAGTTGATATCTTACCATACATTGAATTATATTGTTCAATGATTTCTGGTTGAGGTTCTCCCATATAAACAACATACTTCTCAGTAACTTTTATTTTACCTTTAGCATGTAAAGGAGACCAAGGAGCAAATGCAATTTGTCCTGGTTGTTGAGATGGTACAGCAACGATTGGATTTTCCATCGTAATTGTGTACTCATTTTCTTCGATAACGTCGGCGATTACATCTTCACCAGACCACATACGAATTAATTTAATAGTCATTTGAATTTATGCTCCCACATATAGTTGATGTGTTTTAAGTCCTTTAAACGGTACGAAGTACTCATGATACAGTCCGTCTATCTTCTTCATCTTTCTATAAAATTTAGAAGGATTCATGAAGTCTAATTTAAGATTACTCTCAGCATCTTCTTGATACTGTAGCATTATATCTGTCAACCTTGTAGGATCACCTACAAGACCACCCTTTTTCTTATTACATTCAGCACAACAGATAGTAAGATTACTTTCATTTAATCTTAAATGTGGGTACTTATATACTGGTAAAATGTGATCAAATAATAAAAAATTCTTTCCATCTGGTTGACCATACCAACCACAGTAAGAACACTTGATATAATGTCCAGAGTCCATAGGATGAGGACCTCTAGGACATCCCATTTCTATCCACTCTTGTTTATCTTCTATAAAATATAATGAACTTTCCATGTGATAGAACTTTTTCCACAAGGCATCTCTAAATTCTATCCACTCTTCTGTTTTACAGAATTGTTCTGAGTTCATTTGAATTCACACTCCACCATGATTTCTGTTAAGCAAGCAAGAAGATTGATTTCTTGGTCTGCGACAAATGCTATCTGAAATTGATATTTTCCCAGAATAAGGACAGCCGCAGGGATACTTCTATGCTCCAATGAATCATATAGACTATCGTAAATACGACGCAATAGAACAGAAGTGTCATTATCCAAGTTTGTGACAACCCATTTACGAACTTCAGAAAAGTTTTTTTGTTTAAGATTTTTAATAAGGTCATTTACAGCAACATCTGAAAAGGCAGCTAATATACCACTATCTATTTTACCACTAACTGCATATCTTTGACACTCATTAAGAACTCTTCTCCAATCAGGAAAATGTTTGTTAATGAGTTCAGCAAGAACTTTCTTATCTGCCTCTACTTTTTCTTCTTCTAGAATAGTATTTAATCTTGCGAAGAATTGTGCAGCTATTGTTGGTTTGTCTTTTTTATTAACTGAGAAATCAACAACAGAACACCTACTATGTAAAGGGTCGATAATTTTGTTTTTGTAATTACAGGTAAAGATAAACCTACAGTTTTTGGAGAACTCCTCAATACTCGCTCTGAGAAGGAGCTGTACATCGGAAGTGGTATTGTCTGCTTCGTCAATGATGATGACTTTATGTTTTGAGTCACTTGTAAGAGAGACTGTAGATGCGAAGTTCTTTGCACTGTTCCGAACCGTGTCAAGAAAACGTCCTTCATCCGATCCATTAATGACATAATAATCTGATCCTAATTGGTGACATAATGCTTTTGCTACTGTGGTCTTACC